CAAACAACGTACGGAGGCGTTACGCCTCCACCGGTGGCCGTGGCCTGCACCTTGAACGCAATAGGACGATAGGCCGCTATTAGTTGGCCAGTAGCGGGTTGATATGGTATTGATGTTACTGGCATTTACTTTGTGTTTTCGTCGATTAAAGAGGCGATAATTAAACCCACTATGATGATTCCTGCGTAGTCATACCATTGCCGATCTTCCTTCCGATAAAAGAAACGTCGATGTAGTAAAGCGATTGATATGGCAATGACGTATTGCATTTAAAATAATGTTTGTTGGAAAGTTTTGTCGATGAATTGATCAAGCTCCCTGCTCACGCCATCTTCCAGGAACTTCGCATATTCAGATTCATTCTTATTGTAGGCTTCTACATTGGCGAACAATCGCTCACCAGTCTTACTGAATTGATATGAATTTTTCGTCGGCATGCCTTCTTTGGCGTGTTTGCGGGCAATGGCCACAGCTGCTTTGATGGCCGATTTACCTGAGAGGCCGAATCTTTGTTGTGCATATATAGTGAGACCTGCGATATCAGCCTGATCAATGTGCTCAGGCGCCACACCTTCAAATAGATCCTCGGCATAATCCAATGCCTCAATCTCACTCACCACCTTACCGCCCGATGTAGATTGTTTCGACTGGATAGAACGTTCCAGAGCGCCGGTTAAGAAGTGGCCCTGGTCGCGAAGTTCTTTCTTCAGGTCACCCTGAAGGGAAGTGTCAATGAGTTTTATGGTGGCGTCGCCTATCATTTTATTTGCAGTTCCTCTCCCGTAAGGTCTTGGTAAAGATTTTGGAGCTGGTGAATATATAATATGTGACAATCGTTATGGTATCCATTCAGAAACCATCCAAAATCATCGTCAGTTGTTCGACCTCTTATCAATGTGAAGTTTAATATTCCCAAATAATCATAGTCTTCATTTGATTTTAATGTTCTTTCAAATCCGAATTTTCCCAGCAGCTCAATAGACAATGGCACAGGCTCAATATTATCGTCCACATCTCGCCAAAAGTCTTGACTTAACATACAAGTCTCATCTACTTTAAATGGCTTTGAATTGGGGTATTGTAAATAAATGCCTATTCTTACTTGGCTTCTGTTTATCATGCTTAAATTTGTTCAAGTGCGTTATACTCCTGTTCAACCTCCGTTAACTTCTTAGCCAGGTGCTTCCAATTGTCGAGCACGTTCTGATGGCAGATAGGGCAATTGTCCTTTCGAACACCGTTAGGGTCTACATACATAAAGTAAGCCTCCCAAAGCATTTTAAACGCAGGATCACCCATTGATGCCTTTGCCTCGGGTAACCATTCGAGCAGGATCTTGACTCTGAATTCATGTGGTATGGATTCGGCAATTTGTTTGGTTGTCATGACATATCAAGTTTCATGTTCAACTTCTTTCCTATTTTATCCATGATCTCCTGTTCGGATAAACCCGGATGTTTTTTCGAAAGCTGATCATAACGTTTGCGTATCTTCTTTTTAACCCTATCAGGTATTTGGTCAAAAGAAACGGTTTTGGTTATTTTCTTTTCCATCAATGAAAATGTGTTGGGTGATCAGGAAATGTTAAGTCAATAGCGGCAGTATTGATATCATCAAACGTGCAGCTCATAGCCAGTTCCCCTTCGAACTGCAGCATCACACCAGACAGGTTATCATTCTGTACATTCGAAATCCGGACGATCTTCCAGGGCTCACGTTGCCCGAGGCGGAATTGTCTGATAAGTTTCGGCTGCAATACCTCCAAAGCGTTCATGAAGTTCAGTGCAAGGTTCTTCATATCGTTCCAGTCCATGGGCACGCTATGCAGCGAACTGTTGGTGTTCGGGTCAGGTTTCTTAATCTGGTTGTCACCGGTATTATGAGTACGGCACAGGAAGAACAGCCGGAAATAAAAACATTCCCAGGAGGCGTTCTTCGTGGTGGCATCTTTTATAGATGACATTGGCGGCAAAGCGAACACGCCCGGGTAATTTTCCTTCGGGAACTCGATACCAGAAAGGATATTGTTGGCATTTAGGTCGCCGTTCTTCACAAGTATGCCATACCGGCCAGAGAATACCGCAGATTTTTTAACGATGTTGTTAAAGAGCCCGTCTTTGCCGTAAAGATTGAGTTCGGTCATGAATGGTTAATTAAAGAGGGAACGATTTTCACCTTCCATAAATTATTTAAGTCTAAAATCCAGCAGTAGCGCCTTTGACGGCCCAATGAGCAGCGCTTTCATATTCATCCAGCGCCTTATCGTACTCCCTTGCTGTTTTCTCTTTCCAATGATCGTTTTTATCATCCCGGTTCAAAGCTTCCTGCTTCGCTTGTTCGCACAGATCGATTAGTTCAGCAGTCTTTTGCTTAATAAGCGTTACCAAATCGCTCTTATTGGTATTAAAGCTTACTCTTACCCTTTCCTCTCCTAATGTTGGAGCAGGTGCAACTGTAGTTGTTCCGTCTTGCATATTTTAATTCTTGATAAATGATTACTTCTTCATTGCCTCATAATCCAGATTCTGCGCCTCATTAAACGACTTCTCTTCACTCGCAAACAGTAACACATCATACGCCTTCGATGCCTTCGCACATTCTATACTGTTCATACCAGTACCTGGTAGATCGAATACTTTAGTTTTGGCGATCTCTTTAAGGAAATTTAACCATCCCCAGGTCTCCATGTGCTGCCTTACGTTTCGGCCGGCTCCTGGCCCTCGGCCTTCCTGGAAGACTGGAAAGTATTCAGCCAGGTAAGCTGAGAGCCTTTCAAAAAAAAAGCTACATGCAAGGCGTACTCGAGTGGCAAGGATTTAAGCAGCTGGTACCGCTCACCGTTCTCTTTCAGGAACTCTTCACTGAATGCCTCGCCCTTTTTCCTGAAGTAAACACAACACAACGGCAATAGAGCTTCCCACTTCTCGTCGCCCAGCTCCACCATATTCTGCACCGTTTGCTTTGCAGTGATCAACTCGCCGAAGGTCATTTTACTTTCATGTGTAAGCTCTGGTGGCGCCACAACCCACATTTCATCTTTCCAGGCGAATTCGTTCTTCAGATCGAACTCCTTTTCCTGCCAGTTGTAATCTTCGGCATAGCCTTTCATCACGGTATGATATAAAGGCAGTACATCTTCAATGGCTGTGTTATTCACCACATCGAGCGGAATGCCGGCGAAGAAAGCAAGCGACTCACAGGCAAGGCGGCAGTTGTATATAGTGAATTCAGTATCCTGCATCAGCTTATCTTTTATCTCAGAGATCCTTATCAACTCTTTCCGCAGCGCTTTGCCATACTTCGTATCAAAATCAATTCTTTGCTGGAGGGTAACGGCGGCCAGCGACGCCGGTAGTTCGTAGTTCTCTCCGTTTATCTTTACCTTCATTGAGTTTATTTGCCAGTCTTCTTTTTGGGATCGGTTTCTTTTGCTTTCTGCTCCTGTTTGGGTTCTTCGGGTTTTGGTTGATCGGTGGCAGGTTGCTCAGTAGCTTCAACAACCGTTTCACTGGCTGGCGCTTTCGTCTCATCAACGGGCGGTATTATATCACCGGCACCATCTTTAGGTTCACTATCTTCCTTTTCTGCCTTAGCTTCTTCTATTGCCTCTTTAATATTATGAGCCAACTCCCTTATTTCTGCCCCTGTCAATGGGCCACCCGGTTTAAATAGTTGCTGCTCTTCTTTTTGATCTGCCAACGCCGTTTTGATCTGCTCAATAAACTCAACAGTCAGCTCCTTCGGCTCATCCTTCGTCACCTTAAGTCCGGCCTTCTTCGCAACGCCTCGGATAACGAGCTCGGGTATATTTGCAAGGATACCGGCTGCGTTTGCTTCAGGACCGAAATATTCCAACGCATCTTCAATCGCCTCCTTAAGCTGGTGCACCTTATCATCACTGGGTATCATATCAGCCTCAGTAAACTTCCTCACTTTACCGATCGGTTTTCCGCCAATGGTAGTGGCAGGGCCCAGTACTGCAGGCTGACCGGTTTGCAGGTCACCAGAACCTGTTAGTAACAGCAACTGATCAGCTTCCTGCTTTAGCCGATTCGATATCCTGAGCTTATGCATTTCATCTTCTGAGCTATTGAGTAGTTGCGAAATTGTTGTGATTGTTGAGGTGAGTATGGCCGCAACGGCCTTGTATTGGTTTGACATGAATCAATTATTTGCTTATAAAGGTATAATTAAAATGATTATTTAAGTATCATTTTGATACATTTGGACCTCAAACCATTTTTAACAAATTCTCACAAACATGAAAGGATTTATCGCAGTACTGCTGTTAACAGCCTTCACGTGTGGGACATTTGCTTCATATGCCATTGATGATGGTAAGGCAAAGACAGAACTGGTGAAGAAATCTTGTGACTTGGTTACCGCTGAGGTTAGCCAGCCGATTGAGATTAATCCGCCAACTGTTCAGCCTCTCAACCACATTAACGGTGAAGTAAATGTAAAAGCCATCAGCAGGCCGAAAGAAGCCGTCGCTAACGGACCACCTTTTACAGCCTTAGAGCAGATAATACAAAGTAGCCACCGTATTCGGGCCGTTACCTATCCATCGTAAACCTTACTCATATCAGAAGCCTTGCAATTTGCAGGGCTTTTTTGTTAGCTTTAGAGAATGATAAAACCTGCTGAACTACGAATAGGTAATTACATTGCTCAGGTAAACGATGTACCTGGTGAACTTTGAAGCCGGTACAGAAAAAGAACTGGAGAAAGCATTCCAGGAAGCGGTTGATGATTATATTGAAACGTGTAAGGAGCTGGGAAAGCAGCCGGGAAAGGCTTAAGGCGCCACCCCTTGCATAAGCCAGCCTTTTTCATATCTTGGTGGAAACTAACGCCATATGGGAATAAATGTTGATTTGCATAAAATACCCAACAATAAAGGTATCGCAGCTGTAATGTTATCGTTTACCTCAATAGTTTGCCCGTCTTGGTTTATTTACCAATTTAATCCCTCTCTCTTTTTCAAAGTTGACTTCCCGACAAAACTGCTTTTAGCGGCTGGCTGTGGCTTTCCTGTTATCTTGATCAACCTGTTTTTCTTACTACTTTATACAAAGAAATTTAATAATGAGACTGAGTGGCCTCGCATTGTTACATTGGCGTCTTGCACGGCTGCCCTGTCTTTTTATTTAGCTTGTCTTAGCGCAATAAATAAGAAATTGGATATTGAAACAGGTATCAAAATGGTTATGATAAGCGAGGTAGTTATATTAATAATGATAATTATAGCTGAGCTTTTTAGAGACTATAGAAACAGGTTTCATAAGTCCACCCATGATAAACCTAATACTCCAGCTGCGCCAGCAGATCCTCTTCCTCCAAATCTTCCGGATCAGACTCCGAGTGATATTTAAACCCTTTGGTAGAATGGCGTTGTAAGCACTGCGCCAGACAGTCGGCCAGGTCGGCGAACTTACCGTTAGGAAATTTCAATATGCCCTGATTAGGATCATCGAACAACTGATCAGCAATACTTTTCCGAACGCATACCTGACCAGCCTCAGCCGTAGGTGATCCCATTCTGGCTCGGGCAACCTTATCTTCACCACCTTTTACCGGTACCTCTATTGCTATTACACCCTGATCAGAAAGGGTCTGCTTTGCCGATATGCCGGCAGCTTTTGCCTCAATAAAATGACTTGGTTGTTTGGTCTTCATCCATTTAATAAGGTCAGGAAACTCTTTCCATGCCCAACCAAGGTCATCCAGAAATATACGATTGTTGTATTTGAAACTGGTAATATAGGCCGATGCTGCATTCTTTTTCTTTTTGGTGTACGCCAAATCCCAATCAGAGCCTAAGGCTTCACCTAATTCACGCTTCGGCATATCTTCATCAGGCACAATGATAAACCATTCCCGTTGCCAGATGGTGCCGTTGGCCGGTGACGGGTCCTGATCCCACTGGCCGGAATAGCCGTATGTGCCGAGATCGATGGTAGCCTCTTCAATAACACCCAACCCGTTACGTTTAGGGTCCAACACACCCAGTCGGGTAGTTTTATATCTTTTGGCGAGCGGGTGAGTTTCGGGTACATCAATGTAAGTATAGATGCTGCGATACTTTGCCGGCTTAACGCAACCCGGGACCATATCCACAGCAATACCAGGTAATTTGATATGGCGTATACGATCACCCTTCTTTTCCAGTAAGGCACCGGTAGGATCAGCCTCATGTAGCCGCTGCATGATTAGGTAGGTAATGGTAACTTCCTTGTTGGTTTTACGGCTTGGTAATGTTTCACTAAAGAAAGCGTTCGCCTTGTTTCGCTCAGCATCTGATTTCGCGCCGGCAGGATCAATAGGATCATCCACCTTTAATATATCCGCATGTTTCGACGTAAGAGTACCACCGACAGTAAACGCGTAGAACTCGCCATTAGCTTCTGTAAGGAAGTTATGAGAGGTGTCTTTCTCCCTACTGATAACCACTTCCGGGAACCATCGCCGGTATTTTTCCGACTTCATAACCTTGCGGATTGCCAGGGCAATACCGGTAATGGCCATATCGGAATACGAACCAACGAAAACCTTTATGGAGGGTTTCATGGCAAATTCCCAGCAGGTAGAAAGGACTGATACGATTTTTGTTTTACTTGTGCCGGGCGGCACATTGATAATAACATCGTATTCTTTTGGCTGGCGGACGAAAACACGGCGATCGGCTTCTTCTATCTCATCGCACATCACTTGCATGTGCGGGGTCCATACCAGCGGATCATCGCATATTATTGACCAGAATTCTTTACAGAAGAAAGCAAGGCCTTCAGGTCGGCTACAGATTTCAGCGCCAATCTCGTCAAGGTTTATGTAAGGTAAGTGCTCACTCATCTTCTGTTTTGCGAGCGTTCATGATTGCCAGTAGAACTTCTGTTGGGAGTTTTTTCACATCGATATCGGATGTTCCTTTAAGTGGTATTGGTCCACCATCGGGGCCACCGAGCTCTGATTTCTCAATCAGACCGAGATCACGGGAAATGATATTAGCATTAAAGGCGCCAACTGCCGCGCCTTCGAACTTTTGTGTATAGATAACCTGTTCAATGTCCTCAATGACCACCAAAAAATCTTCTGTCAATTTTTTGTTCTTTCTGAACTCCTTCCAAAAATTAGCACTGGCATTCAAATAGATACACAACCCAGTAAGAGTATAAGGACGTGCAATAGCCACTTTCATAACCTTACCTGCACGTTCACCAGATTTGATTGGTTCATTCTTCCACCATGGATGCAGATCACACCAGTTAAAATATTTGTAAGCTTCAGCCTGCAGTAGCTTGGCAGACTC